CGTTAATCCGTTTCGTTTGGATTTTTGGCGGATCCTCTGCATCCAAAACTTTTTCCGTTGTGCAGTTTTTAATAAAAGACATGTTAGCCGGTGAAAACAACAACGCTCTAATCTTGCGCAAATTTCACGTTGATATCAAAGATTCAATTTATGCAGACTTTAAAAACATTATTGCGGACTGGAAGTTGCAGGACTATTTTATAATCCAGCAGGATTTCATCAAGTGCAGGACGGGTAGTTATGTAAGGTTTCGCGGCCTTGATGATAGCGAAAAGGTAAAAGGAATTTCGGGTTTTAAAAGAATTGTGCTGGAGGAAATAAGCCAGTTTGACGAGGTGGATTTAAAGCAAGTTAGAAAACGTTTGCGCGGTCGTGCAGGGCAGCAGATTGTCGGCATATTTAACCCGATAAGCGAGGAGCATTGGATTAAAAAAAACGTGTTTGACAAAGAAGTTTTAACCGAAAACAAATCGGACATTTGTGGTAAATGGACAAACGACACGGGCAACACTGTAATTTTAAAAACTAACTACCTTGACAACGTGTTTATTGTTGGCCGGTGGGCTGTAAATTCTTTTGGTAAACTGGTGCAGGTTGGCGGCTTTGTAGATCAACATGTAATTGATGATTTTGAAAAGGACAAAATAAATGATTTTGCATATTATCAAATTTACGGGCTGGGCAACTGGGGACGCATTCGTACAGGCGGGGAGTTTTGGAAAGATTTTAATTATAACCTGCACGTTAAGCCGGTTAAATGGAACGAGGGTTTGCCAATCCGTTTATCGTGGGATGAAAACGTTAATCCTTATCTGACTTGTTTGGTTTGGCAGGGTGCAGGGAAAGACCTTACATTAATTGATGAAATTTGTTTGGAAGACCCTCGAAACCGTGTAAAGCATGTTTGCGCGGAATTCACAAAACGTTATCCCGTGGAGCGGGTGAAAGGTTTGTTTATTGGTGGTGATAGAACCAGCATAAAGGAGGACACCAAAAAAGAAAAGGGCGAAAACTTTTACACCGACATTTTAAAAGAGTTAGCAGGCTATCATCCCCGTTTAATAATGCAAACAGTTAATCCCTCGGTTGTGCAATCGGGCGGGTTTGTAAATGAAATTTTTGCTGGGCGTGTGGATGGCTGCACCATAACAATCGGGCAGCACTGCAAAAAAGCAGTACAGGAATATTCTTACACGCTGGAGGATAGCGATGGAACGATAAGCAAGAAAAAAATAAAACATCCCGTTACTGGTGTAATGTATGAGGAATTCGGACATATAAGCGATGCAACACGTTACGAGGCCGTGATGTATTTTGCAAACGAATTTGATTTTTACAAGCGCGGCAACAAAGGGCAGTTAATCGTTTCGGGCAAACCAGCCTCAAAGGGTGGTTATTAGTTATCACAAAAACAAGCGCGTTTTTTCGTGCAATATACATTTGCATTCATGTATCTAAGAACAAGCGATTACGACCCAGCAATACAGGACGCAAACCTGCAACAAATAATTTCTTTAAACGGTGCAATCCGGTTAACGGCTGAATTGCGTTCAAAGGAAGAAATTGAAAGTTATTTGATAGGTAAATATAACACGGAGCGCGAATTTACGGACACAAACCCGTTCGCACTGGCAGCGGTTTATCTTGGAGGTAGCCGATGCGAATTAAACTTTGCAGCATACGACCCGACTAAAACATACACAGCAGCCTCAAAAACAATTGTTGTAAATGCTGGGATTGCGTACATTATTGCAATTGACACACCTGCACCAGCAGGCATCTTTGACGCGGCAAAGTGGACGGTATTAGGCAATCAATATGATATTTATTCGCTGGGTTTGCCTTACGATGAATTTGACTATTATGGACATTACAACATTGGTGATGTAGTGTTTTACAAAAACAAGATTTACAAGTGTTTGCAGCCGAGCGGAGCGATAACACATTTCACCGCGTTTAATGCAGTGCAGCAAAACAATATCCCTCCGACAAACGTGTTTCCGGACGATACGCTTTCGGGCGCGTCCGTGTGGGGTGTTGGTGTTGCGTATAGCGTAACAAATGCAATCCCGAACGCAACTTATCCGGCCTATGCAGCGGGAAGTTATGCAGCCGGTGTCCGTTGCACGTTTAACGGGCTTGTTTGGCAATCGCTTATCAACTCAAACACCGCTGCACCTGCAACGGACATAAATAAGTGGTTTCCTATCATTTGGAATTTAGGCGATAACCGTTCACAAAGATTGGTTGAAATTATGGTGGACATAGTACTGATGAAACTGCACCAGCGTATCGCACCGCGTAACATCCCCGAGTTAAGACAAAAAAACTATGAACTCGCGCTGGAGTGGCTTGTAAACAGTAATCACGGCAACATCACCCCAAATTTATCATTAAAACAGCCATTGCAGGGAAATAGAATTAGTTTTGGCGGCAACACAAAGGCAATAAATATCTATTAACATGACAATAACTGGCAGAATAAAATCAATCTTTAGAAATGTATTGCCTGCACCAAATGCAGATTTGCAACAGTATGTCCCTGGATATAAGGAGCCAACTCCGCGCAATTTAAACACCTACATCGCACCCGTACAATTAAGCCGTTACCGACAAGATATTAAAAGTTGGCGCAAGTGTGTGACGGATGCTGAAAACGCTTGGTATCCGCAAAGGGTTGACATGCAACGGCTTTATCTTGACACCGTGTTAAACGGACATGTAAAGGCATGTTTAAGAAAAAGACGAACGTTAACTTTGTTGCGTGAATTTAGGCTGGTAAACAGTGCAGGCGTTGTTAATGAGGAGGCAACAAAATTATTTCAAGGCGTTTGGTTCACCTCCTTTGTAACACATGCAATCAATTCTTTGTTTTATGGATATTCACTGGTTAACATTGGTGACATTGTAAACGGTATTCCAAAAGACTGCACCATTGTAAAAAGGCACAACGTATCGCCCGACCGGATGAATGTAACTCAAATGCAGTGGTCAATCGGTGGAATTTCATTTACGGAACAACCTTACTCGGACTGGTGTGTGTGGATTCCAACACCAACAGAGGACGGAAATTCATCGTGTGGTTATGGCTTGCTCTATGAAGTGGCAATGTATGAAATTATTTGCCGGAACTTATTAGGTTTCAATTCCGACTGGGTGGAAATATTTGGCCAGCCGATAAGACATGCAACCACCAACAAGAGCCAAACAGATCCGGAGCGACAAATGTTGGAAAAGGCGATGCAAGAAATGGGAAGTTCGGCCTACATAATAACCGACCCGACAGATGAAATCCAATTACTGCAAACGACAAACTCGCTTGGCAAACAAAACCCTTATGAAAACTTGGAACACCGTTGCGAGCAGAAAATAAGCAAGTTAATACTCGGTCATGTTGATGCATTAGATTCAACTCCAGGGAAACTGGGCAGCGCGCAAGGTGGGGAGGAAAGCCCTGCACAAATTGCATTGAATGAAATACAAATTGTTGACGGTCGGTTTTTGCAAAACATAGTGAACACCGACTTGATTCCTAAACTGCAACAACTGGGCGTTAAAATACCAGCGGGATTAATTTTTGAGTATAGCAATGACAAGGAGATGTCGGACGCTCGTATAAACGAGGACAATGCAAACGAAAAAACGGTCAAAAACGTGCTGACGCTTTCACAGGCCGGTTTTGATGTTGAGGAAAACTATATAACAGAACGCACAGGCATTCCGGTAACAAAAAAAGAGGTTGTCGCACCAGTTGCAGCAGGCAAAGGATTTGAGGATGTAAAAAAACAAATTAAAAACCTTTACAACATTCACGAACATTGAAACCGATAAACGTTGATAAATTAGCTGGTGCAATTTACACGGGGGCGGTCGATGAAAATAATTTGCCTATTCCGGTTTATGAATACAATGCAAAAAAGTTATCGCAAGCCGTAACCAGCGGATATAAAAAAGGGGCGAAATCTATCCATTACAACAGCGTTGATAAAAGGATGCTGGAAAGCCTGCAAAATAATATTTACAGGTTTTCAGCGGCTAAAACATACCAACAGACGCTGGAAATGATGGATGTGTTAAATAAAATGAGTGCAGCACTTACAGAGGGCGAGCGCGTTGTTCCTTTTCGCGAGTTTCGCGATGCTGTTTCAGAAATTTCAAACATTTACAACGGTGATTATTTGCGCACGGAATACGCGACAGCAATTGCCAGCGCACAAAGTGCAAGCGCGTGGAGTAGGTTTGAGGAACAAAAGGAAACGCTCCCCAACTTGCGTTATTCAACAATCGGGGACGCTTGCGACATTTGCGCTCCGCTGGATGGCGTGGTGTTGCCGGTGGATGATTCGTTTTGGGACGAAAACAATGTTCCGCAACATTTTAATTGTCTTTGCATACTGGAGCAAGAGGACGAAGATTTTAAAACCACCAGCAACGAAAAACGGGATGAACTGGTTGCAAACTTGGAGGAATTAAAAAGCCCAGTGTTTAATAATAACGTTGGTAAATCGGGCGAGGTTTACAACAGTGAACATCCTTATTTCAGCGCACCTAAAGAAATGCTCGATAATAATTTTGGTTTAAAAATACCTGATGAATTTGAATAATGGCCGCAAAGGGATTTCATATTGAAACAATAATTGAGCAGTTAAGCAAACAGAAAAAAAACGTTCCGTTATTGCTGGCAAACGTTGCGCGGAAATACTTTGTAAACACATTTAAGGCGCAAGGGTTTGACGGGAAAAACTGGAAAGAAGTAAAACGTAGGCAGCAGGGAACACCGGAGTATCGTTGGCCGCAAAAACCAAAAGCATCCAGCCGGACAAGCCCGATTTTAATTAGAACGGGAACATTAAGGCGCGAGGTGAATAACAGTGTAAGGAAAGCGACTTGGGATGAAATTAGGCTGGGGATTAGTGATGCTGCACCTTATGCAAAATATGTAAACGAGGGGACGGATAAAATGGACAAGCGCGAATTTATGGGAGATTCAAAGCAACTACATAAACAAATTAAA